AAATTGTGTTGTTTTTGTTTTACCATCACTATATGTAAATACTGCTTTATATTTTTTTGTTGAACTATCACTCGGTGATATTGTTAGTTTCGTCATATATTATTATAAATATTTTATTTCATTATTTCAGAATGACTTTTTTTAATGGAATTTCCTTTTCTCATCTGTGCCATCATTTTCATTCTATGAGATTTTTTTTCACTTGGCGATAAATCTAGTTTATCCATATGTTTTTTTAAATCTGATTTTTGTTTATCAGATAATTTATTAGATTTCTTCGGCGGTTCGGAATCATAATGGTCTGGCATTTATTATATTAAATAAAAAAATTAATTTATCTTTTTTTTAAATGTATTTTATCTATTTTATATGCTTTAGATGATTTATCAATACTGGCGTATACTCTACTATATCCCCACTGTTCTGGTGATGTTACATTTTTACGAACTGATTGTGGGTTGCTTTTATATGCTCCTTTTCCTTTTTCAAATATAGTTTTTATTCCACTTAGTTTATATCCACTTATTTTTGCTATCTCACTTAAACTATGTGGTTCATTTAATTTAAATCCATGTTTCTTATTAAATTTTTGCTTATATGTTTGAACCATTATATATTATATAAATATTTTAATTTTATTTACAGATTATAAACTTCAAATAAACCGTTGCTAAGTGTAGCAGTTCGGAGATATTCACAATAACTACGAACGGTATATGGTAAATCTCTCATAGAATTTACTTTCAAATGTAATTCAATTCCTTGCTGTCCGATCCGTTTACCAGTCAATCGTGTTCCCATTACAAAGAAGTTGCCAACTAAACCACTATTAGTAGCACCGCCTTGTGCACGACCTTCAAATGTTGCCGAAGTGATACCTTGCTGTTGATTACTATACTCTTGACGAGATACAAAAGGAATACCTTCAGATGCTACAAGTTGATTAAATAATCTTGCTGGGTTAGAAATATTTGTGGCATATTCAAATCTATCATTGTATCTAACATTATATTCAATAGATCCAACTTCACTACTAGCATTCTGAGCGGGTGCTTCTCCGACATATGGTCCAAGAATAGTATCATCACCAGTTCCAGATTCAGTTAGTTTTGTTAATACCCTTGAAACCATTCTATTAGACATTCCAAGATTAGTTACAATACCAGATTCTAATGATGCTTTACTTGTAGTGGATTTAATTAAACGATAATCTTCAAAACTGAATTCAATCTTAGGATTAGCAGCAGCAAATCGTGCCATTTCATCAGTTGCTCCATAGAATATAAAATCACAAGCAAGTTTTAATTCATTCTGGTCAATTAAATATGGTTTTCCAGTTGTTCCACTTGTACATACACGCTGGGTTGCCGTTTTAGACCAAACTAGTTCAATGGTTACGGGATTTTGAATTAGATATAAGGGCAATTCTACTCTGTCAAGGAAAGGAAATAAGTGAACTAAATCAACACAATATACTGGAGATTTAGAACGAGTATCCGCATCTGTTCCGTCCATATTAGCAAATGGAAGTTGTTTTAGTTCACCCGCTCCAGATACAGTTCCAGAATATTCACGAGAATTATCTAAACCATATTTTTCACTAAATACTTCACTTTCATTTCCAGCAGAATCTTTAAACATAAATTTATGATTAATACAACGACCAGTGGAATACTGTTCTCTATCTTTGTTAAATTCATTATCTATAAACATAGATTTAATAGAATGTAGATGAGACCAATCCGAAATCTCATTCAAAACTTGATTTCCAACTTTTAAAGTTGCTCGTTCAATTACAGAACCAATACCAATATTCTGTGGAAGGAAAGCATCGGCATTTGAAGCATTAGGAATTAATGATAAAAATAATTTACTATGACTATGTAAAAAACCTTTGGATGGTATTTCAAATCGTGCAAAACCAGTTGAAGTTTCGGTTGCTTCTTGGTTTACTACACTTTCAATTAATTCTGTCTCTACTTGCTGGACATAATCTACTGGAATTGTTGATAGTTTAAGGAAGTTGGGAATAGCACTCATTTATAATTATAATTATATAATTATTTATTTTTAAAATTAATTAAAAAAATATGTATAAAAAATAATCTACGAAACTATTTGTACACCATTTGCCGAATATTCTAGAACAGTTTTATGTTTTAAGAATATAAATACAGCAATAGGATTATCTTCAGTTAAGGTAGATTCAAGAGATACACCAAATTGTTGAGTAGAGAAATCTTGTCCAGAATTAAACTGAGAGTATCGGACACCCACACCGAATAGTGGTCCGCCATCTGGTTGAGATGTATAACTTTCTGCTGAGTCATCACTAACCATAGTATAATCACGATTGAGATTATTTACCGATATTGAAGTTCTATCGTGCATAGATTCTGGAATTACAGATTCAATAAACATTCTAGCAAGTTGGGGGTCAGATGTTAGGAATGTGCTATTAGTTGTATCTTGATTACCAGATGTCTGTGTGTTTGTTACTAAATCAAAATCGCACGGGAATTTTTGACCACCTTTGAGAAATTGTACACGCGTGAAGTTAGCAAGTGCTCCGCCAGTAATATTACTGGGATAAGTAGTTGATAACGAATTCTCTTGAAGAGTATTAATATTAACTGCTGGACAAAATGTCATAAATGCCGATTGTAATGAACGAAGACCAAGAGAATACTGAATTTGAGCGTTTCCAGTATTAACCGATGTATATAGTGAAGTAATGGACTGAAACTGCATAACTCCTTCTGTCTGCTGAGACATTCTCGCCATATCTTCTGGAGCAATATCGCCAACTTCACAAGTTAAACTAATATCAGAAAGTTCATAATGTGCTTCTGTTACATCAGTAGTTACACCAGTCCGAGAATATAAACAATTTGCATCGGGCGATAAATGAACAGAAATTTCCACAGATCCAAAAGCAGACGGCATCAAATTTACAAGGGTTCCAGATTGTAAGAACCCAGATGGTAAATGTGCCGAGAAAGATTTTTTAATATCTTTTCCATCTGCCGATGTTCCATTTGCTACAACATTGTGAAACATAGATTCTTCATTAGGACTCATTAGACAAGTCTGTCCTAAATGCCCCATTAAATCTTGCTTTGAACTAGTTAATCCTAAGTATGTCTGCATATATTTATTGTAGAAACGAATATGTTCACATACTTGTTTTGAGCGTCCGTGTCTTATAACTAACTGATCCATAACACCATATATTCCCAAACGATTATCCATTGTAATCTGATTGGCATCATCAGTATATACTGGCGTAGGGTCTGCTAAATTATCACTATATACTTGAAGATTACCATTAATACGAATACTACGCGGATTTAAAATACCATTTTGTGCTTGTATTGTAAATGTTAACACTGGAAAACCATTCTTAAAACTTATTTTTCCATCAGATGGAATGTTATTTGGACGAAGTTCTAAATATCGTGAAGTCATTTTTTATATTATATCAAATATAAAATTATAAAAATAAAAATAAACAAAGTTTTTTAATTTAAGCAAATACTTCAACCATTCCCCCTTTAATTCGTAGACGACGAACATGGAATACAAATGTATTAAACATTTTAGGTTTAGTGGGGGCATCCGCTTCACTATAATCTAGAACAATACTTAAATCTTCATTTCTTAAATCCATAGCACCGTCGGAACTACCACCAAATCCACGAGAAATTATAAAGTTCTCCATAAATTTACTAAGACATTTAGGAGAAATTTTGGAATTTGATAATCCTTTCTCAATTTCAAAAATGTGAAACGCATCTATACTCTCACGAGTGGCAATCTTCTTTGTGCTTACTGGACGATTTGGAACATTTCTGCCCGATATGGTTAGATAATATCCAGATAAGAAATCACAGCATCCACTAATACCAGGACGAGCAGACCTTAATTGTGTATCCATAGCATCTTTAGTTACTTGATAACTATCGTCCGATGATACCATATCACCAACAGAATATACAGATGAATCTGTAGGAATACAAACTAAAGATTTTGCTTTTTGATTTTTGGCATTAATTAAAAATGTTGCTTGTCGTTCACTTGCTAACATACTATTTTTATAATTAGTTGCAGAATAAATATCAAATTCAATATATTTCCCAGCACGAGATTTAGCAATCATTCTTTGTTCATATGATGGGTCAAAATCTATCTGATGTGCTATAAATTCAAAATCACTAATTAAATATTTAATATCTAAATCACTACTAGATTTTCCCATACATTCAGAACTAACCATAACAAAAGTTTGGTCTATTTCTAAACCACCCGCACCACT